GGATAATCTGTATGCCCCACGCGGACATTTGTCTTTCCCACACGGACACGCAAGGTATAAAGATGTCCGCATCTGGCGAACACGGACAGACAGTATTGTGCACTTGACACGGACAAGAATTGTCTGACAATATTGCAATTTTTCTTAATAGTAGAACTTTTAAGAATACGAAAAAACCATTGAATTATTAACGTAGAAGTGTTATAATATAGTTACAGTAAAGGAAACACAAATAGGAGGGCAATAACAATGAAAAAAGTTTCAACAAGGATCGGAACTATTACTGCTAGTGATGAGGTGCTAGATTGGCTGAGTGTTTTATTGGAAGATGCGGTTAGATACAATGAAAACAAGGGGTTGTTTGATGTGGCAGAGATTGCTCGCTCTGTGTCTGATGCACTGTCTGATGCTGTGTTCGAAGAGATAGAGGAGGTGGATAATCATGACAATTAAAACGTATTTTGGAACTATCACTGCAACGAAGGTTACGCTGAAAATGCTTGCTCATTATATGGACATGGCAGCGTTCTATTATGAGGGAGATGATTGTTATGCGATGAGAGAGGCAGCACGTGAGTCCTCATTGGAAATTTATAGAGCACTAAATGAATACTGTAACAATCATAACACTAGCATGGAGGAGATATGAATATGAAAAGCAAGTTATACATTAATTATGATAATGGTACAGGAATGAGTTTGAATTGTTTTAAAACAGATTTTGCGTACAAAATAGCATCTAGGATTGTTCGTGGTTGGGATCATGTTAAATCAGTGGAAATAGAGACAGGAATGACTAAATTGAAAATGTATGCTAGAGAATACGCTGGCGGGCGGTATATGGTTCTTTCCAGAGGTGACGGTTCTACCGTTTCTGCGTGGGTATTGAATGGGAATGGGAGAGGAAGAGAGAAAAGTGACTATTGAAACATGTTTTGGAAAAAATTACAGTAAGGGAGGATTAAAATTATGACGTTACGTGAAATGAGACATGAGCTGGAAAAGCGCAAAATCATTATGGTGCCTACCGACACAAAATTCCAAAGAGGCTATAAAGCACGGCGCAACTACTGGCAGGAAATTGAGGAGGTGTTGTTTGTACCGTCGACATCAAAACGGCGTCGTGGGCAAGCGTATATATTAGCACCGCGATATGATACTACTCGTTACTGTAAACGTATATATTTCAATGTGTATTATGATACGATCAAAGAGTTAGGGATTTTATAATAGGTTTCACGTGAAACATTAAGGGGGGTTAATATGAAAACAAGTGAATTTGTTCAAGCAGCTATGGCAGCGGTTAATGTAACATTTTACGATACACACGGTGAACGTGTGGTGCGACCAAATTTGGCAGGATTGAGAATTGCTAAAATAATTCCTTTGAAAAATGGTGATTTTAAGGTGATAGTAGAAAGCAGGTGCACAGAATGGCACTAATAAAACCGTGGGTTCAATTTAAATTTGGTGGGGGAGAACGTTACACCCCCGCCGCCCTGTCAAGATTCAGTGAGGCAGATATTGAAAAAGAATATACCAGATTGCGGAGAGTTGCTTTAGGAAGGCTGAAAACAATTGGAAAATCGGAGTTCCGTAAAGGGGATATATACAAGGAATATAAAAACCGTTTTGATATGACAGCAAAGCAGATAGTGAAGGAAGGGGGTACTTCATTATTGAAATATCGCTTAAGTGCCATTCAGCGTTTTTTATCGAAAAAAGCCGCATCCGTTACAGGATTGCGTGAGATAAGAGATAAAACGCTGGGGACACTTCATGAACATAATTATGATTTTATAACTGCGAATAATATCGAAGATTTTGGCTACTTTATGGACGCTGTCCGAGCGTCAGCTGAAACATTGCGTTACGACTCAGAGCGCGTCGCAGAGCTGTATGAGTGGGGGGAGAAAACCGCCGTGTCTGTAAGTGATTTGATAACGCATTTTGAGGATTTTATGGAGATGACATGATTTATCAAGTAGAAGAATTCCCTTTTGCTATCATAGGGGAATCTGAATGCCAACCGCGACACCGGCGAAACCTGGGTGGAAGGCAGAAGTTGAAATACAAGAATCTGGTTTGCGCGTTTGATATCGAGACAACATATATTGAGGAGATCAATCAATCAGTAATGTATATATGGCAATTTCAGATAGAAGATTATACAATTATCGGCCGAACATGGAATGATTTCAAATTTTTCATTCAGAAACTGTCATTTCAGTTAGATGAAGATGAACGTTTAGTTACCTACGTTCACAATCTGTCTTATGAGTTCCAATTTTTGGCGGGTGTATTTCATTTTGCTCCGAATCAGGTGTTTGCAATTGATTCCCGTCGTGTCTGCAAGGCAGACCTGGAAAACGTGCTGGAATTGCGTTGTTCGTATATTCAAACAAATATGTCACTGGATGCATTTACGCATAAAATGGGGGTAGTTGATATGAAAAAACGCGGTTTTAATTATAATAAGAGAAGATGGTACTACACAGAACTGACAGAGGACGAGTTCCTGTATTGCATAAACGATGTTCGCGGTTTAGTACAGGCGATGAAAATTCAGATGGAGCGTGACGGAGATGATTTATATACAGTTCCGTTAACAAATACAGGTTACGTGCGACGTGATGTGAAAAGGGCAATGAAGTCAGTCGGATATACACGAATACAGAAAATGCTACCGGATTATGACACGTATTATTTATTGCGTCAGGCGTTTCGAGGAGGGAATACACATGCAAACCGGTATTTTGCTGATGTCATGCTATATGGCGTAAAATCAGCGGATCGGTCAAGTAGCTATCCCGAGGTAGAATGCAATCATCCATTTCCAGGCACACCTTTTAAATTTGTGGACAGGGCGACAATTGGTGATCTGTTGCACTGGAAAAAAGATTTGGGCCGGGCGTTTCTTTGTCAGGTAAAAATGTTTCACGTGAAACTAAGAAATGAGGAGTGGGGCTGCCCATATTTGGCTAAATCAAAATGTCGGAATATTGATCGCAGCGCAATTTATGACAATGGACGTATTTTGGAAGCTGAATCATTAGAAACGACATTGACAGATATTGATCTGGAAATTGTGATGGAAGAGTATAGCGCAGATTATGAAATAATAACCGCATGTCATTCTCGTTACTGTATGTTACCGGAACCGCTAATTAAAACAATATGTGATTATTATGCAAAGAAAACAATATTAAAAGAAAATGATGAGGAGGATCCTACAGGATATTTTTACATGAAATCAAAAAATAAATTAAATAGCGTTTATGGTATGACAGCACAGGATCCTGTCATTGAATCTATTATTTTTCAAGACGGCGATTTTAAAACAGACGACAGTAAGAATGTGAAAGAATTGTTAGCTGCTAGTTATCATAGGTCATTTATCCCGTATCAATGGGGGGTTTGGTGTACAGCTTGGGCGCGATGGGAACTAGAGCAGGGATTGAAACTAGCGCATGGAAAAGATATATATTTCATATATGCGGATACAGATTCTATTAAATATCTAGGGGATATTGATTGGACAGCATATAATACAGCGAAAATTGCTGCAAGCAAAAAATCAGGAGCATTTGCAACTGATAAAAAAGGTGTTACACATTACATGGGCGTTTTTGAACAGGAGAAGCAATATTGCAGGTTTAAAACATTCGGTGCAAAAAAATATGCATACACGCACTGGGATGAAAATGACGAAGAAACGCCGGTGGAAATTACGATAGCGGGTGTTCCGAAAAAACAAGGGGCATGGGAATTGCGAGCGGCGGGAGGTATTGATGCATTTAACATTCCGTTTTTGTTTCATGCGGGGAAACTGGAGTCTGTATATAATGACGACGTGAACATGATTTATAAAAATGAGGATGGAGTAGATATCAAAATAACACGCAATGTCGCACTGCGACCGACCACTTATAATTTGGGCGTTGCAACTGATTATATGTGGGTTTTAGAAGATGCGAAAGTTTTCAGAAAAAGCATGAAGCTATTGACATATTAGCAATTCTATGTTAATATAGATATACAACAATAAACAAAACAAAGACAACAAACAAGAAAAGGGGAACAATCATGGAAATTATCAAAAAATCAAGCGACGAACTGACAATGAAACAGTTGTATGATCTGACAAAATCACCGGAAATCCAGAGAGTTTCAGACAATGAGGGAGCGCTTGTACAGGTTGACGCTTGGGCGCTGTATAACGACACGGACAAGGACGGAAATACACGAGAGATTTTATCCATTTTGGATAATGAGGTAGGAGCCGTGGCAACTAACAGTGTAACATTCATCCGTGATTTTATGGAAATTGCCGAGATGTGCACGGTTTGTGGTGTAAAATTGCAGCATATTAAAATCAGTTCAGGAACGAGTAAGGCAGGTAGAACATTTTATACATGTGTATACATTGATTAATGTTTCACGTGAAACACTGAAGGGAGGAGGGGAGCCGTTACAGCTCCCCAATTTTTATTATGTTATATTTGGAAAATGGATATTTAAATTATAATGAAATATACAACTTGCCGGTTCCATTCATTTTTATCGTGGGCGCGCGGGGGATCGGGAAAACGTACGGCGCGGTAGATTATCTGTACAAAAACGGTATTCCTTTTTTATTTTTGCGCCGGACAAAAACGCAAGCGTATACTCAGATTGATCCCGAGGTGTCCGATATTGAAAAACCACTTAAACAGTACGACGTTGTTTTCAATGCAAATAAAGTGACGGATACAATGCAATCATTATCTATTGACAACAATGAGTATTTTGCGCTGGTAACGTCACTATCAACAGGTTCAAACCTGCGAGGATTTAACGGTGAAAGAGTCGAAGCAATATTTTTTGACGAGTTTATTGCGCAGCCGGAGGAAAAACCGATTCGAGAAGAAGCGAGCACGTTTTTCAATTTAGTTGAAACTATTTCACGTAATAGAGAATTAGAGGGGCGTAATCCGGTCAAGGTAATCTGCGCAGCAAATAGTTTCAATCTGGCAAATCCTATTTTTATTAAATTAGGTTTAGTGTCGATTGCAGAAAAGATGCGGGTGAAAGAATCAGAAGTCTACATTGACAAAGAACGAGGTTATTGTATCATCCAGCCCCTGCACTCGCCGATTTCCGCAAAAAAAGAGGAAAGTGCCCTGTACCGGTTAGTTGGCGATGACTCCGACTTCGCCGGAATGGCACTACGAAACAAATACCTGGATGATATCAGCGACACTGTATGTAGTAAAAATCTGAAAGCATATCGGATATTAGTCACGGTAGGCGAGATATCAATCTACAAACATAAATCGCAGGAAGAATACTACGTTAGTCAGCATAAATCAGGAACACCAAAACAGGTTTACACAACAGGCAGTGCAGATAAAAAACGATTCAATCGTGAGCAACATTTTTTATGGATAGCTTTCATGCGCCGGAATGTCTATTTTGAAAATTATTTGTGTCAGGTTTTATTTGACAACGCATTTAAACTGTGATATGTTGTATTTGTGGGCAGGCACAAAACTAGTCCCGGAAGGACGTGCAAGCGGTTGGTTGCCGCACGACTGCCCACAATGTTTCACGTGAAACATCCGGGAAGAAGGGAGATTAGATGGATGTAACGGCTGTTACACAGATTGTTAGCACGCTGGGTTTTCCGATTGCAATGTGCATTTATTTATTATATCGCGACGGAAAACGCGACGAAGCTCACAAGGAAGAGATGACAAAAATGACTGAGGCGATCAATAATAATACAATTGCATTAACGCAGTTGGCGGAGAGGATGGAAAAAAATGACGCAGAATGATATTTTAATTTTAGCAAGAGCAGGGTTTACAGCACAACAGATCGCAGCGCTGAGTGCAACAGCTCCGGCAGCTCCGGCAGCTCCGGCAGCTCCGGCAGCTCCGGCAGCTCCGACAGCTCCGGCAGCTCCGGCAGCTCCGGCAGCTCCGACAGCTCCGGCAGCTCCGTTGACGTATGAACAGTTCCAGCATGAATTGCAGAAAATGGCATTGATGGGAGCGCAACAGTCAGGCGTTGTGGAAACGGCTGACAGTGTATTAGCATCAATTATTAATCCACCAGCAAATACAGGGGAGGGAAAATAAATGGCGGCAAATGATTTAACAATTAATCAGATTTCTACTGTTCTAGGCGAGATCGTGGGGCAGGCAACGGGAAGCAAACCGATGGCGGTTACGGATACGTCATCATTTGTTACTGTAGCGCAGATCGGATTAAAGGCTGGTTACGACGTGCTCGCCACTTCTATTTCACAGGTGCTTTCACGGACAATTTTTTCAACACGCCCATACAACCGGAAATTCGGCGGGTTAGAGGTGTCTAATCAGAGATATGGAAACCATGTTCGCAAGCTGTCACCGATCGACAAAGCGCCGGAAGATGATCAGCGTTATTCGCTAGAAGAAGATGGGGCGATCGATCATTATAAGGTGTCAAAACCGCTTGTTCAACAGACGAACTTTTACGGAGCAAATGCATATCAGCGTCATTTAACCACGTATCGAGATCAGTTGGACATGGCGTTTCGATCTCCTGATGAATTTTCTAGTTTTCTGTCAATGATGCTGTCGAACGTGTCCGATATGATTGAACAGGATCATGAAAACACTGCGAGGGCAACGGTTGCAAATTTGATTGGCGGCGCAATTGATCTTGCAGGCACAAACGTAATTCATTGTCTGACGGAATACAATGCAATTACAGGCGGGACATATACCGCGGAAACTGTACTGAATCCCGATACAATTGCAGGATTCGCAAAATATTTAGTAGCACGCATTAATACGATTGCGAAAATGCTGACGGAACGGTCAAATGTATTTCATCAGACGATCGACGGGAAAACCGTGATGCGCCATACGCCGGTTGACAGACAGAAAGCATACATTTATACAGATTATCTGTCAAAGGTATATGCAAATGTATTTTCGACAGTTTTCAATGAAAATTATCTGAAAATTGCAGATACCGAAGAGGTTAATTTCTGGCAGTCTATTAAAACACCGGGCAGCATTAATGTAACGCCCGCATACACCGATTCAACAGGTGCTGTTGTCAAGGGAAAAGCGGTCAATAAACCGATTTTAGCTGTTTTGTTTGACGAGGAAGCAGCCGGCTATACGGTTGTAAATCAGTGGACGCAGAACACGCCGATGAACGCGGCGGGCGGTTATTACAACACATATTGGCATTTTACAGATCGTTACTGGAATGATTTTACGGAAAATCACGTTGTATTCGTATTAGATTAATGTTTCACGTGAAACATAGGAGGTAGTTTTAATGGCGATTCCGGTTAAATTTTACCGATTTTCGAAAAAAGAAAATTCAACAAAACGTCCGGGTAACGCAGATAAAACATATTCCTGCACAATCAAATCAGAATCCGGGGTAATCAGTCCCCGGATTTCTTTGAACATCCCTTTAACAGAAAATCCAACTATTTACAATTATGCTTTTATTGCGGAATATGATCGCTATTACTATGTAGCGGACTGGCAATGGACAGCGGGATTGTGGACAGCGATTTTATCAATTGACTATCTGGCATCGTGGAAAGATACTATAGGGGCATCTACATTCTATGTGTTGCGTAGTAGTGCGGAATTTGACAAAACCGTGACGGATGCGATCTATCCGGCATCAACTACAGTAACGGTCAATACGGTATGGAAACAATTTGACGATTGGTCAGAACTGCCGACGCTGGGACGGGGTACGTATGTCGTCGGATTGATTAATGATTCTGCGTCCGACTGGGGAACAATTGCATACTATGCACTCTCCCCGTCACAAATGTCCTCAATTCGACAATTCATGCTGGCGGGTGCGACAGATTGGAACACGATTGGTAGTGATCTGGATGCGTCGTTGTTAAAATCATTTGTCGATCCGTTTTCATACGTCGTATCATGCAAATGGTTTCCGATCGCAATTTCCGGGGGAGTAGAAGAAAATGTAAAATTCGGTTTTTGGGATAGCGGCGTTAAAGCGCGAAAGCTGTCGTCGTTAATGAACCGAAAAGAGTTTTCACTTGTCCGTCCAGACATTCCCGGAATTGATCGGGGCGACTGGGTAGGAAAAAGTCCTTTTACGTCATATCATGTGCAATGTATCCCTTGGGGAATTATACCTGTCGATTCTACAGACATAACGGCAGATGGCGTCGTGGTTGTTCGTTTGATAGATTATGTCACCGGACTTGGAACGCTGGCGATTTATAAACGGATCGCTGGGCAGGGCGAAACGCAATATAACGAACATGGTGGTTTGTTGAACATTGTGGAAACACAGGTGGGCATTGATGTTCGTTTATCGCAGCTATCCTATGATATCACAGTGCCTACATCATTAACAGAATTGGTTGGTGGAGTGGCATCAATGGCATTTTCCAGCGCCTACGCGGCAGCGGATTCTGCGATCGGAAAAAACGCTGGAATCGCCAGCGGAATAAGCGCCGCGAATAGTAGCGGAAAACAGGTCGGTGAACAAGGCGGATATGCGCAAAACAGTCTGACGGGAACAATTGCATTAATTGCAAAAACATTTACACCGGTCGCGGACGATAATGCTGAACAAGGGAAACCACTCTGCGCAAATCGTCAAATTTCAGAAATCCCCGGTTTCGTAAAGGTGCAGCACGGTGATGTACAAATGTTAGGGACGATGACAGAAAAAGTTGCTGTGAAAAATTATCTGGAAGGGGGATTTTTCTATGAATGAATTTTTGAAGGTGCCGGAGAATCTTGTGGCAGCGATCGAAGTGATGAACGGTGTGCATGGCGTCGGAAATGCCCGCAAGGCATCGCTGGAACGCGAAGGATATGACGCGAAAAAGGTGCAGGAAATTGTAAATTTTCTGGTAACGGTTTGGGAGGTGTAGTGGATGCCAAACTGGATATACCGCATCGGCGGCACGGGAACTACATTGTCACAGGATGAACAGGACAATAATATTCTATGTATCTATGATGCTTTAAACCGTTATGGTTGGACAGAAGTTGCAATTGCAGGTGCGTGTGGATGTTTTCAGCAAGAATCGTCATATAATCCAGGCATTTATGAAACATCACACGGGGGCACACTGAACAACCTACCCTATTTCCCCGGCGGTATGGGGCTGGCGCAATGGACAGATTACCCCGCATATACAGCACAATACCCGAACCCGTTGCCGTGGTCGGCAGAAAAAGAAAACAAAAATTGGTATGACGGTGATTTTCAGTGCTGGTTACTGACGCAGGCGGACAATGCAAATTATACGTCCATGGGATACGAACAGGGTCCCCGGTGGGGATGGCAGACGTCTAACAGTTACCCGTCAATTAGGTTCGACGACTATATTCATTTCAATGGCACTGTTGAAGATGCCGTTAAATATTGGTTTTACTGTCTGGAATGGCACGCGGCGGGAATCCCAGAGTGGGTGGATTATGATGAACGTGTGCGTCAGGGAAAACATGCACTGGAAATTATGGGCGGATATACACCGGGCATGGATGCAAAAAAATTAATCACGATTTTGGCAAAAAAGAGAGGTGAAAAAATTGGACGGATACGGCGCACCATTTTATTATGATTATCAGAACGCCATCACGTCGATGGTCAGCCCTAACACGGTACATTGCAAAAATACTCAGCTGTCAAATTATTTTGCCAGATATTTGCTACAAAAAGCAATGTCGGTTTTTGAATTCCGTTTTCCGGAAACATGGGCGGAAAACTATTTACTGTATGTGTTATATTGCTGGGGGCGATTCGCAATTTTTAATACGGATAGGTTTGGCGTTGTGGCGCTGGATTGTGGACTGACAGGGTATAGTCTGTTTTATCAACCGACACACGTGGTCATTACCAACCCGTTAATCAGAAACACAATGACCCCA